TAAGCCCCCGCCACCGCCGCCTAGTTGCGCACCTATTGTTGGAACCTGAATGTTTGTTCCCATAAACATGTTGCTCATCTGGTCAATCATTGGTTGGATAAGCATTTTTTCAAGTATCTGTGTTAGCACACGGTTAGCAAAGTCTTTTAGGAAGTCTGCAAAACTATTAAATGCACCTTTGCCTGCCATAATACCCTGTGCGATACCACTTGCCATACTCTTGCTCATTTCTTCCCATGTAGACTTAATAATACCACTTGCAGTAATAGTTGAAGTCTGGAAAGTATCAATTGAATCTCTTGCTTTGGTTAGTTGACGACTAATAATATCAGCACTTACGCCATATTTCTTAGCAAGTGCTTCAATTGCACTGGTATCGCTTAGTGTAGCATTTAGGTTTTCCCAGCGAAGGCGTTCTTCACCAAGTTGTTTTGCAAGTTGTTCACTTGCACTTAATTCTTCACGCTTTGCCGCTGTGCTAGCCCGTCTTGCAGGTTCCATTAAACCAAGTGCAATTAACTCCTTATTGCTAACTTCGCCCAATTCTTTTAATTGACCGATGAGTATTGGATTCATTGCCGCTTCTTCACGCATCGCAGCCAAACGACCCTGCAATGCTTCCAGTCTGGTTGGGGTGCTTACTGCGTTTAGACTTGCCATAGCCGCAGCATATTGATCTAGGTTAATAATGCCAGCAGCCAAATCTGCACTTAGACGGTTAACAGCCAAGCTCATGTTAGTTTGTGAAGTAACTGCTTGACCTGCTGTTTCAAGCAATTGTCTATAATATTGTTCGAATTGACTTAAATTGCCACCTGTATCTTGAATTGTACCAGTTAACTGACTATATTCATTACGGTTATCAGCGATTGCAGCTGATACTGCTGCCATCTCTGCACGAAGAATTTCATTATCAAATACATTGCTTTGTATTTGTGTTCTAAGTTGTGCTTGAACAGCCGTTAATGCTTCAAATTCACTTCTATTTCTATTAATAGCATCGCTTATACCAGTTGTTACACTTGATAATAGTGTATAATGCTCGCCAAATTTCATCAACTGCTCACCGGTATCATACAGTGACAGTTTAAGATCTTCTAATGCTAATACTTGCTGTTCGGTTAGATTTTTTCTATCTGCTAATGATGCTTTAACTGCTTCATATGCTGCTGCATTCGCCAATATTGCTTGTGTATTTGCGTTTTCACTATTCAATAATCCAGAATTTGCTTCTATAACTTTTTGTGCTGCTGTCTGTGCTGCTGTACGAGCCTCGGTTAATTGACGCTCTGCTGCGGTTGCTGCATTTGCTGCTTCTTGAGTCGCTCTTACGAATTCATCATTCTGTGATGCACGGCGTGCTGCGGCTTCAAGCATAAAATATGCTTCGCGATAACCATCAATCTTAGACTGTGTTGCTGCTATAACAGATTCTGTTGTTTGCCCGTTGGATTTAATAGTAGAATTAAGATCATTAAGATTACCTTGTAATATCATAATCTGTTGATTATAGTATTCTACACCCTCAGCATTACCTTCTGCTTGATATCTTGCTCGCATTTCTTCCATAAGCACAAGGTTATCCATTAAACGCCGTTGATTTTGCAGTAATCCTACTTGACGGCTGACACCATTTTCTACTGTGGTTTGTCCTGCTGCTTGTTGTTCTGTTAAACGAGTTAATTCGGCTTGAAGTTTTGTAATTTCAGCCAATGCTTGTTCTTGTGGTGTAAGTGAAACAGCTACCTTATCAAACAGTTCTGGTAAACTTCTTAGAACAAATCTATATGTTTCTGTAACACCAGATAACTCACCAATGCGAACCATCATACGACCAAACGCATCACTTGATGCTTGTTCTAAGTCGCTAATTGTTGGTTGCATTTTCTGGAAAGATTCTCCCAATGCAGTTGAATTCAATAGCATTTCAGCGAATGCTTGTGAACTTAATTTGCCATCAGCGGCCAAGGCGCGTAATTCACCTACAGTTCGGCCACTCTCACGAGCCATAATAACAAGTGCTTGTCCCAAGCCTTCAACAATACTGTTAAATTCATCACCACGAACAACACCACTATTCATAGCTTGTCCAAATTGACGGATAACGCCACTAGCTGTTCCAGCATCTGCACCAGCAACTGCTAATGCCTGTGACATTTTAGTTGTTAATTCTTCAACTTGTGCAGTGCTATAACCTAGATTTTCAGTCGCTGAACTTAATTTACTATATAGATCAACGGTATCTGCAAAACTTGTACGGTTTTGCACTGCCAATCCTTGCAGTCTAGTCATTGTTGATGCTAATTCAGTGCTTGAGTTAGTAACAAGACTTAATCTATTGCGATAATTTTCAAATTGTTTAGTAGCATCTATAGCAGATTTAGATACTGCTGTCATAGCAGTTGCAACGGCAGTAACAGCTAACGCGGCCGGACCTGCAATTCTTGTTATAGAAGTAAGCCCGGTGGCAGCGTTAGTTGCTCCTGGTGAACTTCCGATTTTATTGAGATTTTGTTCTACTCTGCTAAGGACACGACTTGCGTTGTCCTTAGCAATAATATTAATATCATAATTGATTGCCATCAGCGTTGTTTCCTTTTGGCTAATTCAGCCTTGCGTTCGTAATATTTAGCCCAAGCACGAATTTCGACGGAACTCAGTTTTTCCATCAGCTCGCTGACTGGCATATGAAGTTGTTCTGCTAATTGGAACAAGAAGAATATCTCCTTGTCCTTGATTAGTTTCCCAGGTCAGCCTCTTCAATATCCAGGCTATTCATACTATTAACAACACGAAGAATTACACTGGGATCAACTTCGTTCATTAATATTACTTTGTCTGCGCTCTTGAATAGACGGTTGCCATCTGCATCAACTGCACGAGTGATTAGGCTTTCAACAAGTGCTTCCACTTGCTTGCCTTCAGCGTGTAGTTTAATAACATTCTGCTCCTGTGCAAAACTTACTACGGGCTTGAAATAGATTTTTGTATCCCACTCAGGCACTTCTACACTTTTCATATTTTGTGCAAGTGCTGCTTTGAAGTGTGATTTTGCGTTGTCGATTACGCTCATTTTAGATTCCTTGTTTTGTTTACTGCCGGCATTACTATGCCTCTGGGTGCTTGGCTACTAGTACCAGTATCCAATACACCAATATATGGAACATTGTTTCGTTCAATTTGGAAAGTTGGAGATTTAAACAATTGCTCTCTGTATGTATGCTGCCAACCTGCTCTGGCTCTGCCTGTATTACCAGGGGTAGCAGATATTAGGTTAGCATGAAATTCTCTACTAGTAGCAGAGAAGTCACGGCCAATAGCCCTAGTAAGTTCATTCATAACTCCTTTTGGCGTACTGGCCATGACTCTTTACTCCTGATTAAGCAGTTTGGCTGCGTGTTAGAGCGCCAGTGCCTTGGAAAGTTACTGATGCGCTAACATTTTCTTCTGTAGCACCAGTGATTTCTAGAGCAGTAACGATGATATCGCCACTGATCTTCCATACGCCTGAGCCTTCACCTTCTGGATATAGGTCCATTGTGTAGGTGTTGCCTACAACAACATCGCCATCCTGACGGTCCCAAACAACATCAAAACTACCATCGAAGGCTTTGAAAGTTGTTGAGTATTCGCGATATGCTGGTGAATCGAAGTTTGTGCATTCGATTGTGTCTACTGACTCGTTTAGTGTATATGATGTTAACTGCGCGATTGCTGTGTCATCCGCCTTTAGAACACCATTTCTACCTTGTGTACATGCCATGATTATTACTCCTATGGTTACATGGTATAGCAATAACGCACAGTGTAAACCAATCTCATACTACCGTATGGTGCTGCTTCACCTGTTTGTATTGCTTCTATTCTGGTTAATAATAAGTCTTTTGCATTTTTATTTAAAGTGCGATCTTCAGCCAATTTATTATCGATACCCTCAATAACTGTATTGAGCTGTTGATCACGATTTTTACCTGCAACATAAAGAACTAGTTCTACTTCCATTATGCTTTCGCCCATGGTGTTAGCAATACGAACTCGTTCTTCACGCATTGATTCAACGCTCACTGCGGGGAAGCCTGTTTTAGGCAACTCCTCAGGGATAATTGGATCACGACTTACAACTCCAAGTTTTACAGTGCGGATACTCTTGAGTGCCGCATATATCTCTTGGGCTATATTTTCTCTACTGCTCATCTGTATAGTCTATCCTGGCTATATTCTGTAATCTCGCCACTGGTTGTTGAACCATCGCCATTGGTATCATATTCAATACCAAGTGCAAATTGTAGGTCCATTTCTTCAGCAAAGCGTTCTTTGTAGAATTTTAGTTGTTCCAGGAACACATCATCAACACGGAATGTTGACAACTTGGGCATGATATATGTGCATAATGCACGGTATACAGTTGCCTTAGTCCACTGACCAGCAGTTAAGCGACTACGCTGAAAGTTTCTGCCATCGTGATGTTTGTTGTAATAACGAACCTGAACCTGATTAACTACATCAGTCTCAGCAAGTGCAAGTTCATCACTCCAATCATCAACACCTTGGTCGAAAATCTCTGGAGCATATTGTTGTAGGTCATTGTTTGTTGCAAAAGACATGCTATTTCTCCTGAATGTGGGAGGATATCTTTACCCTCCCACTAGTTGTTCTATTAGGCTGTTAGTAGGCGAACAGCGCGGCTGCCGTCTAGTAGACCAACGCCAGCGTGTAGTGATGCTACAACATCGGCGCCAACTGCTGCTGCACGGCGTTGTGCTTCAACATTAACATTAGCGAACATTGCGATACGAGCAGCGTCTGCACCGAATACGCAACCATCTTGTGCTGTCATGTATGCTGATTGGAATACGCGGATGCCACCAACTGAACCAACATAAGCGTTAGCCATTGCCATGTTCTGTAGGTCTGAACCTGCGTATGCTGCACTACCGATTGCCTTCATTAGGCCAGCGGCTGCTGCTGGTGATAGAACTGCTACTAGAGCGCCCATTTCGCCGTTGCCGCGGATAACTGCTGCTGCGTCGAATAGTGCGTCTGTGTCAACTGAACCACCAGTTGTGATTGTGTCAGTGATGCCAGCGGCTGCTAGAACTGCTGAAACATTGGCGTCAAATTTTGCAGCAACAGCGTTACCTAGAACGCGGCCTAGATCTGCTGGGTTTACACCACCTAGATCACGGATAACATCGCGAGCAGCGATGATATTTGCTTCGATTGTTACTTTGTTTGCACTAACACCTAGTGCTGTGAAGTCTTCAGCGTCATGTGCGCCTGAAGTTAGTTCTTCAGCAGTTACACCGTTGAATACTGGGATCTGTGCTGAGAATGAACCACTTGCAATCATTGTCATTGGGACAAGACCACCAGTGATGTATAGACTGTTTTCTTGCGCTGTGTAAACGGCAGCGGCTTTAGTTGGGACCATAAGTGCGTCTAGGTCGTATGCTGTGTTAAATGCCATAATATTAAATCCTTTTGGCTATGTTTTAAACTTTCCCTTCCATCCGCCACTTTTTATAGATAGCACGATGTTCAGGATTGGTCATATCTAATGACCGTAGATCCATCTTCTGATGGTCTACTATGTTACGATTGCCTTGTGAATCAGTGCCGGCTGGGCCAGCATTACGGAAGTAAGTGTTTGAACTTAGGAATTCATCAACGAGTTGTTCCACTGTCATTGGTTCTGCGTTGTCATTATAGCGGATTTGTCCGTTCGCATCTTTAACAATTGCATTTCCATTACCATCAAGAGCCAATTGTTCACGCAATAGTTTAGCAGTTTGTTCTGGTGCAACACTTTTCAACTTGCTAGCGGCGTTGATTAGTGCACCATCAATTTTAATACTTTCCAGTTGACTTCTAAGAGTGTTAACTTCAGTATCTGCTTTTTCTTTGGTCTTCTTGAGCAATGTCTCGAAGTCCTTGCGTTCCATTAGTTCTTGTTCTTCCACTCGTTCACGAAGTTGCTTTAGTTGGCGATATTCATCAACATCAACTTCTGCATACTTTTTGTTCACTTGTGACAATCGCTTGGTGACAATTTCATTTACTTCATCTTGAGTAAATGTCTTTGTCGTAGCCTGGGATTCAGTATTTTGACCCTCTGCAACTTCCCCAGTAGATGTCGCTTCAGTATTAACCATGTTTTCTGTCATGTCAGATTCCTTTGGGAGTTATATGCTTTATTTATGCTTCGCCGCTTTCTAGCGGGACCTCAACATTGGCAGCGCCAATGTCTGCTAAAACTTCGCTGAGCATTTCTTCATCAACTGTCATTTTAGCAATCTCAGTATACAAGGCACGCTTAAACGCTGACGATGGTACAGTTTCAATAGCCTTGCGATATAGTTCTAGTTCTGCGTGTTGGTCACGCAAATCAAAAGTTGTTTTATATTCAATTTCAAATTCTTCAGGCATGTTAAGTGCTTGCCAATCCAACCAGATACGCCACATAGCAATCTCTGTTTCTTGGACTGTATCTGCAATATCACTTAGTTTAGCATTAAGCAATTGACGCTCTGTTTGCAGTGCAACACCGCTCATTGGAGCACCTTTGGTTGCCTGCACAGCCGCAGTGTGAGTCATGCGCTGGATGCCTTCAACTACTTTATCAATAGTGTTTAGGATACTGTCAATACCAGCAGCGGTTGGCTGCAATAGGTATGGCTTTAAGCCTGGATCCATATCTTCCTGCATAGTAATAATACTGCCTGCACCTGCACTTGCAGTTGTGCTTGGTGTTTTAACTAGGCTTGGGTGACCACTAATACGGATACTTTGCTCTAGTTCACTTAGTAAGTTGTAGATGTATTTTTGCCCATCAGCAACATCAGCAACTAAACTCTGACCTAGGCCATTGACTGGTGCTTTAACTGGTGCATGGTTAATGAACGGAATATAACCTAGTGGATTATCATACTGTTCCATGCCTACAACTTCATCTGGCTTACCAGTTGAATCTTTACTAACCACATACTTGACAACCATGTCTGGATACCAGCATGTTAGTGTCATAGTCTCATCATTCTCATGCTCACGCACTTTGATGTATGTTAGTTGTAGTTTTCCCGCTATATTGCGCTTATATTCCCAGTCCAGTACATTTTGTGGAGTATACACACAGGCATACGCTCGTATTCCTAACGCTTCTGCTTCCGCTTGTGTTTGGACTTTATATGAAGGCTTATCCACAAGAATCCAGACATTGCCCAGTACCATAGCTAAGTCGTTACCTGACTTTAGGAAACTATCCATACTCTGACCACTCTGGTCAGTATCTGATAGCCAATCCTTTACTAGTGGGTTGTCTGCCAATTTACCGAGGTATCTTTCAGGATATTCACGGAATAGGAAACTACGGTAAATGTCTACAGTAGTTTGCACATGGTTATCAAGTGGCGTAGCGGCCAGTCTCTTGCGATATTGATCGCCTGGACCAGATTCCTCACCAATGTAGTGTGTTAAGTATTCACCAGCACGATATTTGTCACCCCCTAGGTATGAACGGTAAAGATAATCTGCTTGTACTGTGTTGCTATCATAAGACGGATGCGTCTTTAATAATTTTTCTAGATTCATTTGTTTGTTTCCTCGAGGATGCTTGACGGGGTATGCGGATGATCAGTCCTGTGACAAGCGTTCAATATATTTAGCATTTTAATAAACCCCCCATATCGTTGGTTGATTTTCCGTCTGATCATGAGGTCTACGGATTGGATACAAGTAATCTATTAAGTATCCAACTGCGTCATT